ATGCAGTGTAACTGCACCGCAGTTTACCATATTAAACAATCTAACTTGGTGTGATCATGCAGTGTAACTGCACCGCAGTTTACCATATTAAACAATCTAACTTGGTGTGATCATGCAGTGTAACTGCTTGAGGTCTGCTAGGTATTCCTTTGCGTCCTCTGGCTCTTCGTGTCTGGATATCGCACGTAACTCGTTACGGAATTTGAGTTTCGCCATCCCAACAGCGACTGCGAACTCTATGTATTCCTCCAATACCTCCTCCCACTTGGTCTCTTTGTCTGTGTACATGATGTGGTGCTTTATTGTGCAGGAGGGACGATACATATATGCGTAGTCTTTGCAAGTATTACATATATTTTCTGGTTGAAAAATGGCGGTAGTTGTTACTTTACCGCCGCGATAAACTTTCACTTACTAATCTTCAGAAGCTCGAATATACAAAGCCCTTCCTCGATGCTTTCGGAGTGAGAAACCTCAATCCAAATGCGGTTAAACCTATCGAATGTTGTTTTGTTCTCGTAACTCCAGTTCACTACTTCGACCATCATGGCGAGCCATTGCTGATCCATAGATTGTGCCATAGTTTTTTCTCCTTCTCGATAATGGTTTTTGCTTCTTCTACAGTCTCACACGATGCAACATCGACCCATAGTTGAGCAGCCTTTGCATGCGGTATCTTGTGTGAAGCCGACCAGTGTACCATATCAAGCATGGTGGCGTACCATTCAGGCGATCGTTTCTTGTTCATATCGTGGATAGCGTTATTGTGCTTGTGAGATCATAGGGAGACGTAAACTTTTTTCAAGTATTTCTTTAATCTTTTGAGGTGAAGGGGAAAATCCCAAATCCTCAAAACATTGAAAGCAAATACATTACATCTACAAAAAAAGCGGGGTTTATACGTCCCGCTTTAGCCATATTCTTCAATTAAAATCTTCCATGATCGCACTCAAACTGTGCTTTGATCTGTTTCAATTCCACAGTCGCTTCTTCCGAAGTCTCGAGCTTCACGAGTCGATGCCAGTAATCGATAAACAACTTACTGGGTACTCGCTGTTTGTCCGACCATCTGATAAGATCGCCAGTAACAGCTTTCCATCCGGGGTCGATATTAACAATAGACATCTTGGTAGTCATATTGTTGTATCTCCTCCCTGATAGCTTGTAGCTCTTCGATGTTGGTGAGGGCATATAACCGAACCATGAAGTCGGTTCTGATGGTGGGTGGTATACGGAGCGTGTCCATATACGCCTGTAGTGCGTTCGCTTGTCTACGCACTGTTACGGGGAGATGGTGAAAGGTAGTCTGTGCCATAATGGGGGTGCTTTAGTGCATTGATAAGTACTTATTTATTATTTATTTTCAAGATATAAAAGTAGATTCTCCAAATATCCTATCCTATCATTGCTTGAAGCTATTCTAATCAAATGATAGTCTGCTATACTCATCTCTATTTGAGGGATTGTCTCACTTTTCACATAATTCGTTGTAGAAAAATCATTAGCACAAGGAAACACAAATTCATTAGCATAAGGAAACACAAAATCATTACCGACCAACGCTTCTCGGAATCATCTATTGAAAATTATATCATTGATAGGATATATCATACCATGATCTGTCGCATCAACAAAATCATCTACAACACATTCTTCTGCATCATCTCGAACCATATCTGTGCTAAGTTGGTATCAATTCTTTAGTGCTATCTCTATAGCCTTCTGGATTACTTCTTCTCTTTGCATGTGCATTCGTTTTTCAACTCCAAGAATTTCTTTACCTTCTTATTGGCAACCTCTTTCCTTGTCTCTATCAGATACTTTCTTGCATGTTCCCCAAAACGTTGTCGTCCTCTCTCTAGCATATCCTCATACGTCTCTGTTTTTTCGCTCTCGATAGTTTGCTCCCGAATCACTTTCCTTACCCTCATCCCTTTCTCGTTGAGCAGTCCAAGATCAGCCATAGACTCCATAATATCGTCTATCTCATAAATACCTAATTGGAAGTGTCCGGCAAGTATCGTATCTGCAAGTACCATCTCTACTGTTTTTTCCATTTTTTTGTGTTATATACCTAAAAAATTGCACATGCTTTTCAGTCCTTTTATTCATTCTCTAAAGTCAATCTCCTCTGTTGGATAGTCGGGGGAATCGACATAGTATCATCTTCAAGTAGTACTTTTGCGAGGTATAAAACTTATTTTATTCTTGTATCTCTCACGTGAGACAAAAAATTCTTTGCCGAGGATCATACGCTCTATTTTTTTAACGAACTTTTCCTGCTCATGCAGATGCTCATCAATCATGCTCTCTATTGTTGGTGGCATTACTTGCATCTAGGGAATAAAACATCTATCACACGACAAGAATATATGTAGTTCACACAAGGATTTTTTGTCAAAAATATTACTTCATTACTTATCATACCATTATTAACATACTTGCATATTTATCTATCCGTTGCTTGCATCTCTCCATAGCTTCTTTCCTACTATCTTCACTATCATCTCCCTCGAGAAATGCTGGGCTTTCTAGTATTGTATCTGGTAGCATCAAAAATATCGCTATATATCCTCTCATATCATGTGTGATATACCATCACTTATATAATCAAGTATTTATTCACATGTTATCTGGGTTATATAAAGTACATACGGGAGGCTAAATATAATTCTCTATCTGTTCCTTTAGTCTTTCTGTTTCTTTTATGACATCTTCTTTACTTCGATTAGTCATATTATCGCAATAATGTGCAGTATCAAATCACACTAACCATCCACCTATATCGTCTTCTATCAATCATTCCCATTTTCAACTGCATGAGACTGAATTTCTGAATATCCTGCGACCTATCTTTATCATTTTTTCATCAACCATCTCTGCAAAAGTTAGCCCAGCGTGAACATCAACATAATCATCTATATTACTATATTCCATTCAATGGAATTGATGTCATTGAGGAATAAGAACATAACCATTACCTCGTCAATGATTAACCGCTCAATCTAATCGAGTAATTTTTACAACAAATGTTTTCATTTTTTTATATACAAAAATAAAGGGGCTGGTCTTGCGTTCCTCACCCCTCTATAGTTTGCAAGACCATTTAAGAGAGATTGAAGTATATACCAAATTGGTGCGGTCGTTTCCGATCCCGTATTTGGTGCTTTCCGATACAGCATAAATATATAAATCCAAAAATCAAGTGGAAATTCAGATTAAAGAAAAGCCACCTAGTCTACCTAGATGGCTTCCCGAGAGACACTAACGACCTTCAGTATAATTAAAAAATAATCTATTGCAATAGCAAGATGAAAGGGTATATTAGTGATGAGTAAAATCTATCATTCGATAGAGGGAGAGACACTAACGGCATTTCTCCCACTTGAGAGGCACTATAACTCAGGGCGACACCTACGGGTGGTGCGGGGTAAGTGAATAGACAATCAACGTATACCGATTGTTCTCTCCTAAAATGTTGTTATATGTAACAGACACAAAAGTGTCTCACTGTTTTTTCTGTACTTATATTTTTTTACAAAAAAATCACTACATATAATAACAACCTTTAGGAGTAGGATATAATCTAGGGGCTCCTCCTTGGGTGATGTTGGGTGTGTTCCTTGTTTTGAATAAAACAAGGTGTAGAAACATAAGATATATCTTATAGGATATATGGGAAGTTAGTAAAGAAAATATTGAAAAACGGTAGGAGAAATCTACAGTATAGGTAAACCATATTTTACATATCTCCAATATATGTCAAAAAAAAGACATACATATTATAGCAAGTTTTTTAGCACACAATTTCTGAGAATGCATACACTCTCCCGATTTACCGACAGAATAGGTCGCAGGATATACAGAGATTCAGTCTCGTGCAAATGTCAATCATGTACAGATGGTGAAGTGAATGGGATCGAGGTTATGGATGAACAGCACGCCTACTATCTGCATGCTCGATCTTGAGATGCTGATATAGATTATAGGGACAAGTTTTTATCCTAGATCAACGAAAAAAACATGATACTCCCGCAATCAATACATGATGGACTTCTAGAACTAGGGAAAAAATACGAAAAAGACGGGAAAGTATTGATAGTATCTTTCTATAGTAGAGACCCCAAGGCACCACCGAAGCAGAATGAGGATGGGACACCAGATATTTGTCCTTTGGCTGGTGATTACGAACACATAAGAATAAACACAAGATACGGTGCTATAGATATAGCCCTATTCGAAGAATTCGGTAAACAGCAGATACATGACATGAGGAATATAATATGTAGTCCTTGAGAAGAATAATGCAGAGTTTTATCAAAAACATTAACGCAAATGGGGAAACCAGAAAATAGGACACTTGATCTGATCACAGATTACAATACCGCATACGAGGAACTCGTGAGAGAGTTTGTACGTATATACTATACGTTCGATGACGGGAGCGTAGCAGATTACTATATTATCTGAAGGAATGGCATGAGTATATGACCAGTAGAGATTAACGATATGTATTGGGATATAGATACCATGTATGAGGCATTACTGAACGGGTTCAGTAAGAAGGTGGTGATGGAGTGGTACGATTATTGTGCCACGAGAAAAGAAAAGCCAGTAGTTTTTGTCAATTTTTGCAGAAAGGATGTCTAAATTTCTGAAAGCTGGGATGGTGGATGGCGTATTTGTTAGACAGACGAACTACAACAGAAAATCACCGAGGAACAACCCGTACAAGCCGTATTCTCCTGATAACGAGAGCATTGAATACCATGATGGAGAGAGAACTACCAAGAAGGGGTCGAGCGTGTTGTATCTCTCACAGAGCCAGATGGAGGAGCTAGGGTATAGAGACGGTGAGAGAGTGGGTGAGGTGAAGATAGTATTGCAATCATCTCCCAGATAATAAGCTAAAAAAAAGCTCCTAGGAAGACAGCATAACCACATGGATATGCACGACTAGCTCCTAGGTGCTTTTCATTTATATAAAAAAAGACTTGCAATTTGGTTTTGGATTGTTATAGTGTACGTAATCGACTAGACCAATCTAGGTTGATCGAGACAAGAAACCATCTCTGTTGTAGGTATAGCGTAGGAGCTGTGCAAACAACACCTACGCTATACCACTCCTACACAACATGGGTGGTTTTTTGTAATAAGATTTATATAACAAAACATAAATAATGCAGAAGAAGACATTCATATTCTATAGTGACTGGATAGACTATACAGAAGAGATGACTATGGAGGAGAAATGACTTTTTTTGCAAACCATACTTTTGTATCAACAAGGTAAAGATTTATGAAATATTGAAAGTATAAAATTTGTACGAAGTAGAGTAAAAAAACAATTAGATGAAACAAATTCACAACGAGAGATCGAAAAAGAGAAAAGAAAAGCCTCATGAAAACTATGATGAATAGCAAGCAGTAGCAAACGCAAGCAAATGGTAGCAAGTGCTACCAACTCCAAGCAAATGGTAGCACCAAGTAGCACGACCAAGCAACTTCAAGCTGTTAATGTAAATGTAAATGTAAATGATAATGTATCTGTGAATGATAATGATAATGATAATGATAATATTAAAACTTTACTTCGTAAAGAAGAGCAAAGCTCTTGATCCCCAGAAATAAACTTTTTAATTTCTGAATTAAAAAAAACTGCAGACTCTCTAGGGATAGCATACGTGCACCGAGACGACAGGAATTTTGCACACCACATCCTCTCTGCTAAACAATTTTGAGAATTTTGTGAAAAAATTTGACAAACGAGGGCGGAATTCGCAAAAAATATAATGATTGCCAGTGTCAAGATGAAGTATCGAAAATGACCTCGTGGAGGTTGCAAAGAGATATATCAGGACTATGCAGACGTATACAATTCGTGCAGGAAGGGGCAACAGGAGCAGGAGAGCAAGAAAATAGTCAAGTTTTAATTTTTCATCAAAAAAATATGTGAGAGATCAAAGATTGGAAGCAACTGCTGATCGTGGAGCTGAGAGATGGTACTGTTCTGAGATCAGAGAGAACAATGGAAGAGCTGGAGGCATACCTGAATACTCCCAACCCTATACTCAATATCGATGGTGTACTTTTCAGTAGATTCCAATTCAAGAAAGCGTACGTCCAAAAGATAGATGACATGGAGGACTTTATCCTCTCACACGAAAAGGAAACCCAAGATGTACTGCGTGCAATCCTCGCAGACAGGAAGACAAAATACTTAAAAACTAACGGGACAACCCACCTTCGAGCGATTTATCTCAAAAAAACCGAAAATGAAAACAAAAAAGAAACCCCGTAGCCAAAATATTAAGTTATTGGATAAAAATCTATTGCATACACAGTATATAAGTCTATAGTCGTATATGTTTATATATTAACATATTTTTATGGCAAAGATATACTGGGAGGATAAATTTATTGGAGAAAGGTTTTGATACTTAACCATTATTTGAAACTGATGATTAAGATTTAGAAAGAGTTGAGCTAGGGAACAGATGGCAAAAGTTAGGTGCGTGTGTGACAAAGAAAAGGATGTTATGTTTTATCGGTTGAGAAAGTGAGATATAAAGAGCTGTTGATGCAGAAGGGTGGAGTTGACTACAGCATATGTCATAACTCATTGATTAAGTAGACATCCAATGTACAAAGTACGAACGGAACTTAAAAGGCGTTGCAATACAATAATTCATCCAGAGCATAAAAATTACTGAGGACGTTGAATAAAGTGCTTGTGGGATAATTTCAAAGAATTTTATAAAGATATGGGTGATACATATGAAGAATGATTAACAATCGACCGTATAGACAACAATTGAAACTATTGTAAAGAAAACTGTAGGCGAACTACTCAAAAAATTCAATGCAATAATAAAAGGACAAATCATAAAATAACAATAGATTGAACAAGCAGAAATATATGTGAATGGAGTATAATATCTTGAATACCATACAATACAATAATTTATAGATTACAAAGATGATATTCTGAATATGATGCAGTTTTTACTCCTGCCAACTGAAAATATGAGAAAACTAAAAAAAAAGAGTAGAACGCAACTAATTAAGTCACTGGATAAGTGCATGAGCGTATACATTCGCCTCAGGGACGCAGATGATTACGGCTATATTTCCTGCATCAGTTGTAGCAAAAAAATATTCTGGCGTGATGCAAACTGTTGCCACTGGATAAGTAGGGGTTGCTTACGTTATCGCTTCGCAGAGCAAAATTTGGCATGATGATGTGTAGCTTGTAACAACTATCACAAAGCTTTCCATATTCGTATGTACACTCTTGCGATGATAAAGAGATACGGGCAGGAGGTAGTAGACGATATGATAGCCAAAGCAAAAGAAGTCTACAAAATCCCCACCCGACAACTGGAGGAGATGATTGACGAATACACAGCAAGGGTCGTTGTTTTACTTTCTACCAAAAAAATATAATGCTATCAAAAAAATGTATAGAAGACATCAAAAAGTATACTGTCGAATATCGACAAGAAGAATATGAAGAGGAGCTACGATACAGATTTTGTGAAATAAAAGAAGATGAACGAGAAAGGCAAAGCGACAAAGAATTGCAACAAGAAGTGCGGGAAATAATAAAATACACAAGGCAATACAGTCCACGAATAGGGAAATGAGTAAAATATAAAGATGTAAAAGAATATGATAGTGATACAATTATGGCGGAGCTAGGTGCTGAATTAGAGATGTGATCATACTACCACGATGAGTATGTGGATTTCATAGTTAATGTGTATATAGACGACTAAAAAAGAAAGTAAAAAATCCCTTGCAATTGATAAAAAAAAGATTATCATGTAGCCGTTCTATTTTATTTACTAAAAAAGAAAAGATGGGTAACTTCTTGCCTAAGGACTATGTAGGTGTGCATGTACGTGTGGATCAATTCCACGATAGATACCCGCAGGGTAGCATCACTACTGAATTCACTGTATCTGATGGATTGTGCCAATTCAGGGCTGTAGTGACATGTGATGTATCTGTGCCATCGAGAGTATTTACGGGGTCGAGTTTTGGGGAGCTGAAAAAAGAAAAAGCACTTGAGAAGCTGGAGACTGTGGCGGTGGGTAGAGCATTGGCTTTCGCGTGATTCGAGACGCAATCTGGCATTGCTAGCAAAGAAGAAATGCAAAAATTCTCAAAAAAGGAGGTATACGTAGATACTCCACGGGACGACGAGAAGCCACAATTCTCGCAAGACGATTTTGAGCGTCTGTCTGCGGACATTACGATTTTCTCCTCTTTCGAGGAGGCAATCAAAATCATAAAAGACAAGTGGGAGGTGTCCCCCGATCGGGAGGTAAAAATAAAAAATCTTCTCCCCCAACTACCGCTTTTTTAACTTCTCACGAAAAAAGAAAATGGAAACAACAGAACTGGTGGAACAACAGCGACCTCTTATCTGCAAGGTGCAGATGGAGATGGGAGAGAAGAACGAAGAATTACTACTTGCGGAGCATCAACTCACGAAGACACCCGAGTATCAGAGAGTGCAGGAGCTTCGCACGGTCCTCCAAGGGTACCAAGCACAGGAGCAGATGATGAAGGACGGGATCAGGCAGTCCCTCATAGCTGGAGGGATCAAAAGTGTGGATACTCTCACACACAAATTCACGATCAAGGACAATCCGCCTGCGGTAGTGATCCAAGATGAGGAGGTGATCCCAGCCGAATACAAGAAGGAGAAGATCACCATCACCATCGACAAGACGGCGATAAAAAACGACATCAAGGCAGGCAATAGTGTACTGGGAGCGTATCTCTCGCAGAGCAAGTCTCTACTCATCACGCCGAAGTAATGGAACACGAGACACTGACCGCACAGGCGGACAAAATTCTCCAAAAGAAGGTATTATTAGCAGAGGACAAGACGCTTCTTGGCTGTATCAAGCGATCGATGGTGCTCGAATACAGTAAGTACATAATCTGATCTGCTGAAGCAGAGCAACATTATGAGACTGCGAGGAACGCGGAGTACATCCGCATAAAATCCAAAAAAAGAGAAGACGGGAAAAGATATACGGACGACGAAGCCAATAGGCTCTCCAAACAGAAGGCGGAGGAGGAACACGGTGATCGGAGAGTCCGCAAATCTATAGCACAGGCAATACGTAGCCAGATCGACCACATAGAGAGTGTGATTATCGATTACAATGTAGAGAAGAAGTTCGGATTTACAGATTTTACAAAATAATTTCAATAAAAAATGTGAAACGAAATAAGAGCGATAACAGAGAACATACAATATGAATTCGCACTGAGTTACGCCAATCTTGCTAAACACCTACGTAAGAACACGGTATCTATGCGAGCTTTGGCGGATTATATGCAGATAAATTACGATCGACTACAGCACCCCGACCATTTCTCAGAAAAAACACAAAAAAAAATACTACGCGAAATAAAAAAAGTGAATATCGATAAACTAGTGCTGCGATTCATATCGAAAAACGTAGTCGTGAAGCACAAATAAACAAAGTTAAAAGAAAGTAAAAAATCCCTTGCAATTGCACAAAAAATGATTATACTGTAGCCGACATGAGGGATGGTTGATCACCTGCCTAGCAGGGTTAACGGACTATGCCTCATTAGGATCAGCTCCCTGCACGAGTATAACTGACAGCGTAGATGGCATTATGTCTCTGCATACGACAAAGTAGACTCTGGCACGTGGAGTACGTGCCTCAACCACACAGGGTGTAGCTACCTGCTGATGATCTATTGTGTGGTGTAGTCAATTAGATGCGAATAAGCCAACCACCCACGGTGATCCAACGTACCTCTACGTCATGAGGTGGATCCCGGGGACGGGTGTCCGATAGGCAATGGACACTCGTCCCCGAGATACGAACCCCAGCGGCTGGGGTATAAAAATGAAACCCGTCTCCCTCCGTATGAGGGAGGGTGAAAGCCTACCAGATCAGGCTTGACAAGAACGGAGAGACGTGCATTATTTAATTCACAATAACCCTATGCCTATGACACCAGACAAATTCTTAGCTGACAATCGAGAGTGTCTTCGCTCCTCATATGAGGATCACATAGTCAATGAGTGCGACTATCCGAGGATCGCAGCATCTGAATGCTATGATGGACGGTATGATTGGGTGATGGATGCATACAGAGATGCATACGGATCAGATCATCTCATATTCATTAATGACAGATGGGTGGATCTGGATACACCTATGGTGCAGGAGCTATGGAGAGACGAGATGTATCTCACGCCGTACATCAGGGAGCATACAGCTCTCTGGCATCAGATTGGACACCGAGAATACGTCTCCATAAATAACAATATTTTTACCAATTATTTTTGAAAATAATGACTATCCCAACTATCGTACTACGTAAGTACGAATGAAGGTATCTCACGGGTGTGATCGTCCACACAGACGATGAAAAGAAATGGGCTCTCACGACCTTCCCGTGCTATATGCGTGGTATGAACGCCAATCACGGAGATGGCCAGATTTATTTCTTTGACACCCAAAAAAATGGATAAATACCAAGAACTCATATCACAGATATGACTCACATATACAGAGGCGGAGAAAGCGGGAATACAGGTGAAGGTATCGGTGTATGGCATACACAAGCAAGATATCAAGGAGATAGCGGAGAAGCTAGGTGGTGATTGTGTTACTACCAAGAAGCTGACACACAGCGTAGTCAATGCACCATTTGGAGAATTCCTTTTATTTGATAAAAAAATAGATAGATATGAATAGAAAATTCAGGGCGTGGTATAAAAATGAAATGTATGATTGGGATAGACTCATACATAACGAGAATAACAATTATTTCCCCTCCTTATTTCATATATTTTTGAGAGAGGAAATAAAAGATATGGAATGGATAGGGCTTACAGACCGTCATTGAATTGATATATACGAAGGAGATATCATAAAAGTATGAGACGTAGAAAGAACGTCAGATGATAAGGTTATATATCATGCAGATGGTGGAGGTTATTATATAGCACAGGTCATATATAATACAGCAAGCTTTGCTATCCTAGAACCTAGTGGACGTATGAGACAATGGTGGAACTTTGATGGTTCAAGAACGATTGAAGTAATTGGGAATATATACAAAAATCCTGACCTGTTTGTGTTGAGAACCACTATAGATGAACCTTTATCTTGTAGTAGCAATAACAATGTCTAAAAAATACCATCCTGATTATCTGATATGATTGTTAGATGCAGAAACAAGACTGAACATAAAACGGAAAAGATGGTTAATGATAAATGAGTTTCTCCTATCTTTGGGTTGCGGGATATGACTTATGCTTATTGTAGTTTCGTTAATAAATATTTTAGAATATTATATAAACGTATGTTGATAAAAGATTGCGATATAGTTTTATCTAATAACAAACAAGAGTAATGATAACATGATTTATCGCACTTATTGCCTATGGGCAGATGCTTTTGTCTGGACGACAACCCAACCATGGAGAGTATAACCTAACAGGCGTAACTATAGCAAGCAATATAGCGTATGGAGGAATGGAAAGACTAGACGGTGGAAATAAATGTATAGGAATGTGACACTGACGAAGTTGAACACTATACTATAACGCTATTACCTGCGATCAGGGTAATGGTTTCTTGATTATGCAGACAGTCAAGCCCTATAGGTTTTATAGAGTACGAAGATATAAGTTTTATTAATCAAATCATTATCAATGAAACGACCTAATTGATACTGATACTGATACTGAATCTGAAACTGATACTGATACTGATACTATTTTTATAGCTTAGTTATTATAAGACTAGATCAAATAATTCCCCACAATATTGTGGTTTTATAAATACAAAGATAACCATGGATAATAATAATACAGGAAACCGTAACAGTGGAGACCGAAACAGTGGATACCTTAACAGTGGAGACCGAAACAGTGGAGACCGTAACAGTGGATACCTTAACAGTGGAAACCGTAACAGTGGAAACCGTAACAGTGGATACCGAAACAGTGGAAACCGTAACAGTGGAGACCGTAACAGTGGAGACCGTAACAGTGGATACCGTAACAGTGGATACCGTAACAGTGGAGACCGTAACAGTGGATACCTTAACAGTGGAAACCGTAACAGTGGAAACCGTAACAGTGGAAACCTTAACAGTGGAAACCGAAACAGTGGAGACCGTAACAGTGGATACCTTAACAGTGACAATCCCAATGTGCGTATATTTTGAGTGCAGACTGATATTGCATATGGTAATATAACATTCCCCAATCGGTTTTATTTTGATATATTAAACTCTGACAATAATAACGAATGACCATGTATATGGATACACAAAGATAGTATGACAGATCAGGAGAAGATACAAAATCCAACACGATCTAGTGCAGAATGATACCTAAAAAAAGTAAACATAGAAAAAGATATAAAAGTACATCGACGTGCAGCATTCAATAAATGTACTGATATAGAAGACATTAAAAAAACATTAGAACTCCCTCATTTTGACTACGATAAATTTGAATTTATCTCTTGAATCAGCAAAGAAGATTTTGATAAAAAATTAGGTAAGTCTCATAAAAAAGAGACTATCATCATTGGAGGTATAGGATATGACAAAGATGAACTAGAAGAGAAACTCAAAAATATAAATCCAGTGAAGTAACATTTTACCCCTTACAAAACAAAAATGATGTTAAAATTCAAACAATTATTACCGTATGTTGCTTGACTATTGTTTGTTATATGATCTGTTACGCTTCGATCACATTACCATAACAACGCAATAGATCCTGTATTGCAGGATATGTATACCCAGAAAGCACAATACGAGACTATGCTTTCACAACAAATCACAGAAAATAAAAAAACAGAAGCTATATTGCAAAGCGGTAGACTATCAGAGCAGGAATACAGATCCCATAAAGATAGTATCCAGAACCAGATCAACGCATATATCCATAACAACACAGGAACAGCAGAAGTTTTTCCAACGAACCGCAACGTTCAGAAACTATCCACAACGAAGAAGATGTCCAATCCGTGGAAGGGAAGCCCCTCATCGTTATCCACCACACAGCCCTTAAAAATTACGCAGATGCACAATTTGACAAAGTAATACAAGGGATAAATAAAGACCACTTCAATAGGATAAGTTCCAGAACAAGCGACCGAAACACCAGTATAGTATATCATTTCTTGGTTAAACAAAACGGAGAAGTAGTGCAGACAAGACCATTAGATGATGCAGGCGGTAACACAAGAGATCAGAGCATCAATATTCGTAGTGTCGCAATAGCGTATCTCAATAACGGTGCAGAAGCTCCTACAGATGCACAATACAAGTCTATGCGTTTGCTGGTGATGGAGTTAAAAAAGCTACAGCCTACTGCAGATGTTATTAGACATATGGATGTATGACACACAAGCCCTACAGGATGTGGAAAGAATGTTGATATGTCTAGGATTATTGATGAACCGAAGCAAGAAGTAAAAGAAGCGGGAATAGGAGAATGGAAAGACGGTAAGAAATATCTGGGTAGGTTCAATCTATCGAGATACTACAGCGTTATACCATGACAGAGAAGGTACTATGCTTGAAAGACATACGAACAAGACCTGCACGATCAATTCAATGGTGGTGGGGACGCGCTTGTATGAGCAGGTTGACCTATTGATGATAGCATGGCGATGAAGATCGCAGCATGTCCTCCAGAATTACCGTTGTGATCTATCATAGAGATTGAATGATGGGGGCAGATCAAGTGTCGGGATAGAGGTGGCAGTATTGTAGGACAGCGTTTGGACGTGTATTGTGGATCGGGCGACAATGCGTTAGATAGGCGATCAAAATGCTGGACATGATCGAACAAAAGAGTTCGGTTGATTAAGTAGAGCCTACAGAGCAAGGATAGTGGATTATTTTCCTTCACTATAGATGACAGTAATTATATTTTTATATTAAAATTATATCCAATGCCTAATATTAATACTAACTGCAAATCCTGCGACTACTGCAAATCCTGCAACTACTGCCACTCCTGCGACTTCTGCGACTACTGCAACTCCTGCGACTACTGCATAAATATGAAGATGACAGAATATAATGTGTTTTGTTATGCAGAAGATAGAGATAAGGACGGTTTACAACCCCCTAGATATAGGATTTTTAATACACAAATAACAGAAGAAGAATACAGCAAAATAGAAATCCCTACTATCAAACTATCATTCAATAAAGGCGATAGTTATGATGTAAGATATACGAACGCACGACAGAAAGTACGAGCAGAACTCACGCAAGAAGAGAAACAAAAGTTCTACGACTTACCCCATTTCAACCGAGATATATTTACAAAAATAACGTGAATCGGAAAAGAGAACGATATATAGGAGATGACACTTGCAGAGGTGTGTATCAAACTAGGGAAGAAGATTAAGATTATTAAATAACTATGACAGTAATAACCAAGACAGTAATAGTATTGCTTGTAATCTATGGGGTAATATATACTGAGTAAGAATGAATATATAATCACTATTATATACATATACGTATATGAAAAAAACAGAACGCGAGAAAAGAAGCGAGCAAATAAGGAGAATCAAACATCTGCACTACAAACAGATCTTCATAGATCTATGTTTCTTTGTAAGTAATACCTACGAGAAAGAGGGAAGGAACAGCAACCAAATAACAGCAACCGAGATTATAGCATTTATACAAGACAAATTAGGAGATTGTAGTAGGCATAATATAAAGAAAGTACACGAGAAGCTTTAGACCGTATGTATACAAAATGATAAAAAGAGAATATAAAAAGGTAAAGCTAACAAGTCTTCTTGAATATTCAAGAAACAACAAGATACATGCAAACAATGTTGACGAGATAGTTAAAAGTATACAAGCAAATACATATATAAGTCCTATAATAATAAACAAAGAAGGCTTGATACTTGCTGGTCATGGCAGAAAGCTTGCCATGGAGAGACTAGGGATGGAAGAGGCGGAAGTATTACAGATAACATGACTATCGAAAGCACAGGAGAGAGATTTTAGGTTGCGTGATAACAAACTATCGGAGCTGTCAGAGTGGAGTATAGAGAACATAAATTTTGAGTTGGAGCAGTTACAGATACCGGAATTGACGGCTTTGTTTGATGTCCCCCTAGAAGATATTGATTTTGATGACATAAAATCTAATGAAGATAGAGAAAATACAAAAAAAGTCCAGAATGTTATATGTCCAAATTGTAGTCATCCATTTACTTTGTAGTATATAGTATGCCTTGTCCGTACATGTGAACAAAAAGAAAATCATGTCATAATATAGCAAATGTTATAGAAGCATATATTCCTAATAATAACAAAACATTAGTTGAACTATTTACATGATGATTTGCCGTAGGTGAGGAGTTCTATAAGAGATGATACAAAGTGATTGCAAATGATAAGAACAAATATGTAATAGCACTCTTGGATCAAGTAATAAATAAAAAGCTGGATGAAAAAAAATGTTTAGAATGGGTCAGTAGAGAAAAATTCTATGATGTTATACAGAACAAAGATAAGTATGAAGATTGGTATGTCTGATATGTAATGCAAATACGGAGCTTTGGCAATAACCAGAAATGATACTTATTTGGAGATGAAATGGAGGAAAAGAAATACTCGTTATATGAGTTGGTAATAAACAGGACAGCAGATAGTTTTGTGAAGAAGAATATACCTCAAAAATATATTGACTGAATAATAAAACAAAGCGACTGGCATAAAAGAAGGATGGCATTAAAAAAGGTGTTGTGAGCATTACAAAGCAGAAGTGATCTGGAAATGGAAAGACTGCAAAGTCTGGAAAGTCTGGAAAGACTGGAAAGACTGGAAAGACTGGAAGATATTGAATTTATGGGTAAAAGTTATGAAGAAGTACCCATACCAGATGGAGCAATAGTATATTGTGATCCTCCATACCAAGGAACAGCAACATATGCAGAGTTATGATTTGACCATGATAAATTCCGAGAATACATAAGAATACTCTCAAAGACAAATAAGGTATTTATAAGTGAATATACTGCACCTGACGACTTCAAAGCTATATATGAATTCTCTCAGAAGAGTACGCTTGCATGATGAACACAGAAACATAACAATCAACCAAATGAGAAACTATTTATTCATAACTGATAAGATGACGGGAACGGGGGATAAAACGAGGAAGATACCTGAAGGAAAGAGATTTAGTAAAGATTCACAACCTGCACCAGAAGCTAAATCGGCATGATGGAATAGGATTAAACAAGCTCAACGCATGATGGATCTAGTTTTGAAATATAAAGACATGACAAAAGATCAGCTTGAAGATATAGCCAAAGATAAGACGCTTACAGTACTTGAGTTGCTTATGATCAAGTACGTAACGTCGGGATTCAAAGACAACAAGATGTTGATGGATATGATGAACAGACATGTGCCATATGCACCAACCAAGACGGAGATCACGGGTGAGGATGGGAACGCAATCAAGATAATAAAGATATGAGAAACAGAAAAAGAATAATGTCAAATCAATAGCATGATTGTCTCCCGAGAGGGTCTTTGAGTGTTCGCAGATTAAAAGCATAAAATTGACAAATTATATAAAAAATATTATATGCAAATATTAGACTTCAATAATAGTGATCTGTATGTGGACTGGGTGCAGGAGGTAGCTCGCCCGCTGTATGATGAGAGCATAAGATACATTTTATTGAAATGAGGAGCATGAGCAGGTAAATCGCATGTAGTTGCACAGCTATTACTTCAGAATGTTCTGGATGGTAGAAGAGTAGGAGTAGTCCGCAAGCTGTACAGCACAATCAAAGCATCCTGTTTTCAGTTATTATCGGACTACAGGAAGAGACGGAAGCTGGAGTTATATATAGAGGAGAGACAGAGTTTTGGCGAGCTACAAACTGTGAAAGGGTTGTGTAAAATGTTCGGGATGGACGACGAGGAGAAGATCAAATCACTAGCTGATTACGATTGGTTCTGGGTTGAGGAAGCTAACGAGCTAACGTATGATGACTTCGTACAGCTTGACTTGAGGTTAAGGGGCGGGAGAAACCATAAGATTATATGTACGTTCAATCCTGTATCGGCACAATCACGATTAAAAACAAGAATAAAAGATAGTCCGGGATACGACCACAACAGTGTCTGGATAGAGAAGACCGCACGAGATAACAAGTTTGTTGACGAACAGTATCTCAAGACATTGGAGAGTTTGAGGGAGAAAAACCCTAGTAAGTACAAGATATATGCACTGAATGAGTGGTGAGAGTGACTAAAGGGTTTGATATATCCAAGCTATGAAGTATTTGATTATGATATAGAGCCGGATATTATAGGGTTAGATTTTGGGTTCAATCACCCTACAGCTCTTGTATATCTAAAATTCGTAGACGAAGGCAAGAAAGAAAAACTATATATACAGGAGAAGATATATCTGAGAGAGCTTACGTGACCATCTTTAATACAACTTATGCAGGATATATGAGTACCCAAGAATGTGACTATAGTAGCAGATTGTGCAAGACCGGAATTGATTAGAGAAATAAAAAAAGCAGGTTATACAATAGTTGAGTCTCCAAAAGGAAGCGGTAGTGTCAAAGATGGTATCAATATGGTGAAGTCGTTTGATCTATATCTGAATGGCACTAATCTCGTATCAGAGGCAAATAAGTATGTATGGAGATTAGATAAGAACGGTGATGCTATGGACGAACCAGTAAAACAGGACGACGATATTTTTGATGCTACCAGATATTGAGTATACTATCACAGGGGAGGCAAGAAGGTAAGTTTGTTTTTATACTAAATATATAAAAAAAACCTACTTTTCTTCTTATGAAAAAAGGCTTTCATTGTGCCAAATAAGAAGATAGAATACAAAAAACTTGCTTTTCTAAAAAAATCAGTATAAAGAATAAATGAAAATACTAGATTTTTTCAAAAAATCCGTGAAGAACAAAGATGAGAGCAAGCTTTTTGAGAAAGCATTGTTTTCGTGATGAATGGCAGGGACATGGTCGTTTCAGAACAATTTGGATAATTGTGGTGAGTTGGTGATCTCGCTTGAGTTGTTCTATAAGATACAGAAGACGAATGCGGTATGCCAAGCAATGAAAGATATAGTCGCCCAGAAAGTAGCAAAAAACGGACTGTACCTAGAGAAAAAGAATGGTGATGTTGCAGAAAGACCGAGAGATAAAGAGGCACTGGCGGAGGTATTAGATTATTTTTCGACTCCGACGTTGAAGAGTTTCAAAGGTGATTATTTTTCTCATTATTTTGCATGAGGTGAGGTGTTTATTGCACAGCAGGAGATGATACTAGGCACCAAACCAGTGTTGGTGGACAACAGAACAGTAGCAAAAAAGATCAACAATAAGACTGGTGCTATAGAGTGATATGAGCAGAGGAATGCAACGGGCAGTAAGCAGTACATGATGAAGGAGATGTATAACCACATCATCAAGAGAGACCCTGATCGCCCGAACTTCGGGATTTCAAAATACTATTCGGTAATATACGATGTGTTGTCGAGTAATGAGATAGGCAGAAGGAATTATTATTTTTTCGTGAATAATGCCAAGCCAGGGCTGATAGTTATGATGAAGCAGATTGAGGGGATGAAGCCGGAGGAGTACACGGAAGCGATAAGACAGTTTGAAAAAAGGTATTCAGGGGCAAGTAATAATAATAAGCCTATAGCGAGTAACGCAATCGAGGACATCAAGATACTGGAAATGAACCACAAGGACTTGCAACTTATACAATTGGATGTCTTAAATATCAAGAAGGTGGGGATGATATTCGGGATTGATCCTAGACTATTGGGGTTTTCAGATGATGTAGGAGCGTATGCGACAATGTCGGAGATTGGGAAACATAGTATGGATGCACTCAGTACATATCAGAGGGATTTTGAGGTCGATATCAACAATGTGTACAGACAATTCGTTGATCCTAGTTTTGAGTATATTATTAGATGTGATGGTGAGAGTTATACGGAGAGAGAGAATATAGAGGATGGTCAGAGGAAGGATATAGAGTTGGGGATCATCACGATAGAAGAAGCGAGATCGGAGAGAGGATTGGATATTAGGAATATTCCAGAGGGAGCAAAAAAGCATTATATCAAGAGTAACCTTATAGTTTTATAATATAAAAAACAACCATGAAAAGAAGTCAACGTAGAGAACACATTGCCCCCTTCATAATCCACAGCAAAGCACTGGAGAAGAAGAGTTTAGTTGAGGAGGTGTTGGGTGATTGAAGTATCAAGTTCTACGTAAGGGGTTTTGCAAGCACTATAACGAAAGATGGGAGCGGTGATATTGTGATGCCAGACGGCATCAAAACCCAACGCTACCTCGCCAATCCGATAATAAAGATCGGACATAAGAGAGGCGAGGAGAATAATGTGTGACTAACTACCCAACTATCCATTCTGCCAGACGGTATGTATATCGAGGCGGAGGTAGTTCTGAACGATAGTATACAGATGCACAAGAGCATCATTCACGGGCTACGCCATGGGCTTATCAAGGGGTTCTCGATAGGGTTTGGCGATGTCCAGTACCACTATGATAGGGAGAAAGATGCGAACATAATCACTAGCTTGGAGTTGTATGAGATATCGCTGGTAGATATACCAGATAATCCATTAACTGTGGTCAAAGCTTTACAATTTTACAAAGAGAAGATCGAGAAAGCGGCGGTGCCTTTCAGATCGTATGATCTGATGGATGAAGGGGCGGAATGGAGCGGATCGACAGCTGAAGGGACAGTGAGGAAGCGGGCTAGTTCGGATGGGTCATGACACGAAGATACTATGGATCGGGGGAAGTATAAGAATGGGTTTGCATGGTACGATAGCGAGAACCCAGAGGGGTTTGGCGGATATAAGTTGGGTCATCATCAGGTAGTGGATGGAACGATGCAGACGAACTGGAGAGGGACAGCGGCGGCTATGGCTGCACTGTTTGGGGCGAGAGGAGGTGTTAATCTACCGGATGCGGATAGACAGGCGGTGTATAATCATCTCGCTAAGCACTATAAGGAGTTTGATAAAGAGGTACCAGCATTTAAATCTTTACAAGATAAACAGATGGATAAACAGAAGTTTTTGCATCAATTTGAGGGAAAGATTTTGGGGAAATCGGATATCAGTATCGGGAAGATTGTGGAATACAAGAGGATGGATTTTGGTGGTAATGAGATTGATTTGTATCCAGGTAATCATTATTTCGTGGGGAAGATTATTGATATAATGACATCAGGAACGATATTGATGTATAGTGATGCTATGAACGCTACGCCGGAAGATCCTATCATCACTCTCCAGGATCATATTGTTATTAATGGGCAACTGGTGATGACGGGGAACTACTGTGTAGATAGATTCTCATCTCTATGGATAGAGAAAGAGTATAGTGCTAGTAAGAGTTATGTAGCCATGTATATGAAGGATGCGGAGGATAACATCCACAGTAGTGGAGAAGAGGATGACAAGGAGGGAGAGATAGAAAACCAAGAACCGGAGGGGGGGGATACTCCACCTGAAGGATGAGAGCATACTGATGGTGGTGACACCGCAGATATAGAGCCTGAAAACGGAACACAATCTGAAAAATGATTGATACAGAAGACATTATTGGCGAAGGACTTTGAAAGCTATAAGTCAGAGACATCAGAGACTATCAAGACATTGGAGGAGAACCTTTGTGCTATTGTAGAGAAACAGTTTGAACGCATTGCTGATTTGGAGAAATCACAAGCAAAAATTGTAGCCTACATGAAGAGCAAAGTAACATGAGCCCCACTTCTTTACGAACAGAAAAAGGAGGAGAATAGCAACACACAACTAGGGCAGATTATCAAGCAGCTCAAGAGTGAATAACTTTTTATCTTAAATTATTTAACAGATGACACAGAGAAAAAAACTAGGTGATATTATCGCGGATGCGAAAAAAAAGTTCCTCGTGGATATAAAAGGAGAGAAAGAAGAGTTTGCAGTAAAAATCATAGAGAAGGAGCTTGCAGAATTACAGACGAAAGATGTACTTGATACACAGGGGACAAATGAAGGTGCAGAATATGTACCAGCAGAGAGCAACAATGGGATGCTTGTAGACCTCATGGTAAGGAAATCAGGACTTATTGAAGCTTTGCTACCTGGGTTTATCGGAAATAACCTACAGCAGAACCAAGCGATCAACATCATTGGAGAGACTGGTAGAGCAAGAGTACTTCCAGAATATACAACATGACCGTTCCGGGATGGTGTCACGCCGAACAACACATTGATTACTGATAAGGTGTTGGCGAATTCCAAAATACTCAAAGCATCAATTGCTATTTCAACGGAACTCATGGCGTTCTCTGTTGTAGATATTGAAAGGAGGATCAACCAGGCAGCAGCAGAAGAGATCGCACAGTCAATCGAGAACTCAATGTTGAATGCGGATAGCAATCCTGGAGCTACAGGGAACATTAACTCTGATGACCAAGCGTTTACCGCTGCTACATATCTTGACTATGCAGGAGCGGATGACGACATGTATAATTATGACAAAGGCATTAGAAAAGGCGTAGTCGATGGAACGTTGAACCTAGACTACCTCTCTGTTGGTTCCATCACCGGATATTCCGACATCACAAGTCTTATCAAGCTTGTCCCATCAGATTTTAATCCTGATGAGTTTGTGTTGGTTATGGATCATAAGACCTATGCTACGTTTATGTCTAAAGACGATTTCGCAAAATATATCAACTGGGGGACACCTAACCAAACTAATAGGACTTCAAGACTTCCTATGATTTGAGGGATGCCAGTAGTGGTCTCCAAGTATATGAGATTGTCTGATAGCGACGGGAAGGTGAACACCATCCCAGGAGCTGGTGGAACAGATGACAACATCAAAGGTACAATCCTTCTTGCGAAGAGGAATGTACTACAGCGAGGGTTCACAAAACCAATCGAGTATCTCTCTCACAGAGTTATTGCAAGAGGAACGATGGTAGAGGCAGCAATCCCATTCGCATTTGTGAATATCAACAAACTTGCACTTTCCCCAACAAGGATTGTAGCAGGGATCAACGTTACCGTGTAACCTATGGAGGATAGGTGCTATCCTCTTCTTTAATTTATAGCGTCAAATTCATGAAGACCTATTTGTACATAGGGAAGGAGCATATGAATGTGATGCTCAAGAGGAACAGCGAGAAAGTGGTAGTTAAACCGTTCGAGGTTGTGGTTTCCGATAACGATCTCGACAAAAATCTTTTTGTGGAGAACGATATTACAAACCTCAAAGAGATGGAGAACAAGATCGCTTCCCACAAAGTGCAACTTACAGATACCAACAAGAGATTGGAGCTTGAATACCAGTGTTTTGACAGGATATGTAAGGAGAACAAAGAGAGCATCAAAAAGACATATTCTAAACAGATAAGTGCTATTGAAGGCGCAATTACAGCATATACCAGGATAGTTGATGCACTCAAACAGACTGTTGGTGAGATACCTACTCCAGTACATCCTATTATCCGATCTACTACCCAACCTACTGTAGAGACTGTTCAAGTGGAGCCACAAGGAGAGATAGAAGTGGCAAGAGCTGAATATATAGAGAAGTTCAAAACGGATGTCCCAAACAGATTCAAGAATGATATTGAGTGGCTAAACAAGAAGCTCGCTGAATAATTATCTCAAAACAACATAGCTATGTACGCAACGGTCGATGACATCAAGCTAGTACGAGGGAAAGAGACAATGTCTGTTTTTACGAGCAGTCGTGTGAATTTTTCCCTCAAAGCCACAAAAGAGGTTATTGATGGCATCTTAGGAGGCGATTTTATCGAGCTCAAACAGCGTACACAACGCTTCGATAAATGTTTGTTAAAATGTAAAGATGGGTGTGCATGTGGTTGTTTTGGGTTATTATTTGATGGTGTGAATGTTGTTTCGATAGACAAGATAGATGGTCAAACCTACACAGGAGTGGCGGGTATAGACTACGTCATCACGGAGCCCAATAACAGAAAAGTAGATATATGAAACTTTCCTGTTGGGTTATTGAATAACGAGTTTTGTACCTTCGAGGTGGCATACACTTCGGGATACGATCCTGTGCCCGTAGATATTGTTTATGCGCAATCGTTACTCGTGGTAGGTGAAATGTCTAAAGCAGATGGACAAGAACTGAAGAGCTATAAGTTAAGAGAAAGGACTGTTACATTCAAGGATGAGTGAAGCTTCTTGAGCTTCAAGAGTATTCTTGGGAGGTATCAGACTTTAACTATCTAATCACATATAGATGGGACTTGACCTATTCTTTGACAAGAAATGTACGATATATCAGGTGTGATATACCATGATCGACCAAACCGAGGTAAAGATGAAAACAATACTCCATGAGCTGATAGATTGTGATTTCGGGAAATCAGGGATAAGTTGAAGGAACTTGAGACAATCTACTGGAGTACAGGAGTATGATGACGAGAGTTTTGATCTTGTGTTGAACTGACCAGGGTATACTGACATCACCAAAGGGATGCTTGTGGAAGTATTCGAGGATATAGGTTCGCTGCTTTCTCAGGGGGTGTACAAGGTAGTCGCGATTGACTACGTGAAAAATCTTGCTGGTGAGGTAGATAATGTTTATATTTGATTGAATGCTATTGATGGCGACACCTATTAAGCTTGACGTTGAAGCGGTCTGAAGGGCTGTGCTTGCTACATTGGTTGCGAACATGAACAAAATCACAGACGCTTTCAAGAAGAGTGCAGAAGGGATCGCACCTACTGATACAGGAGAGTACAGTAGATGATTTCGTACAAATCCCGCAAAGATAGAATGACTATCGCTTGTGTGAGAGATAGGTAACTACAGTAGATATGCTCAATCAGTAGAGACGGGTTTCAGGAAAGTGCCAGTAAAATGGCATAAATGACCGCCTAGATCAGATAGTACGGTGATCTATGTCTGAGTAGGTGCACATGTGCAGCAGAGAGTATCACAGGAGTTTATCCCAAAAATCCCCAAACTATTATGATCCAAACAATAGCATTGGAGAAGATAGCGATGACGCTCTCCGGAGCGGTGTGATTTACTATATTCGATGGAAAACCACAGAAAGAGCAAACAGATGAAATCTACTGATTTCTGAGGGTGATAGCAGAAACCACCGAGAATATAGCAGGCAAACTATGTAGTATAGAGCTTACACTTATTGGTAGACCACCGGTCACGAACAAGCTAATGAGAGGATACATTACTATGGTCACGAACACTATGTTGAATGATAATTGTATGAAGACATACAATTATGATGGTTTTATGATATATGGGGTAGAGGATAGCACGATGAATTGACCTGGGTATACGGATAAGGAGCAGATAGTGTATACCAAGCAGTACAACTTTAGATTTTTACGCACCACATAATGTGTCTAGTAAAAGTAATATCACAAGGAGGGCTTATGTTTTGAGGGAAATACTACAAAACAGGCGACACTTTGGATGTCCCGTGTGAACAAGTGCCTATGTACGATAACTTTTTTGTGTCTATCGAGCCTACCCAGTCACAGGAAAGAGCGTCCATAGAAATGAAGATGAAAAAAAAATATCAAAATAAAATGATGAAGAATACCGAAAATAAAGACTGTTCAGCATGTTAATTTTTATATCACTATACCTATATACTCATGGCAACAGATGTAGATAAACTATTAAGACAAGGTGGAAAAATTTATATTTCCACAAACTATGATGAGAATACATTCACGTATTCCCAACCAACAGATACGAATCTGGATACTAATATTGCATTGATTGAATCACAAAACACATTCCAAGCATTGGCATATTTCCAAAACTTCAATGTAAATCATGCAAGAGAAGACGAACAGACAACAATCTTTGATGATTGCGATAAAGGATCAGAGGTGTCAGCAAGATTTACACCAAGCTTCAATTATGATCTTTTCGGTGTGAACGATTTCCCGCTTATGAGATTGATATTGAATACAGCTTTATTGAATGTTGCAGGTACGCTTGTTACTGGTGCAACACAAGACATAGTGAATCCAAGTGCGTATTTGAACTTCTATCCTATAGCTAACCAAAACTTTGACGGATCTATTATCTCTATTACGAGTATTACAGGTTCAGTTGATGGTGCGATAGTTGCAGGAACAGATTACAACGAGATAACAAATGGACTTGGTATATATGGAGTTGAGTTCATATCTGGTTGAGCTATTACAACACTTACGCAGACGTTTACTATAGTATATGATTATACACCGTCAGCATCTACCATTATTGGGTACAGATCAAACGCTATTAGTATACCTAAGGTATTGCTTAAGTTTGTGTCTTGTGAAGATACTTTTGAAGATGCGGGAGTTACGAAACTCAAGACAAATACAGTATATATCACAAAAGCATTTTTGAATAGTGAATATGTAGAGAACTTTACCAATCTTGCACAACAAGAATTACAGTCATCTTCTCTCACATTTACTGTTGATAAGAGTGGTGATTATTACCATAAAAAAGCGATTGTAGACGCATAAAAAAACTTGCATTTAGCAAAAAAAGATTATACTGTATTTATTTATGGTATAATTTTTTTATATGCTCGATAAACGAAATCATATACCACTACGTAAAAGACATACAATAGATATTGTTGACAACTCAAGAGAAAAGATATTCACTATCAGTTTCACGCAAGCAACAGCATGTGAAACGATAGAGTTTCAGGAGTATGGATATTTGGAGCAATTAAAATGGTTAATACTTTTTATAGATAGTAATGGTGCATATCATTATCCAGAATATGCATTCCCCAAAATAAGGTGGTGGTATCCAAAATATATACGAAATAAGATGGTAAAAAAACAACAGGATATGGTTAAAGGTAAAGTGAATAAGATACTATCAGATAATATAGAAAATATATTCAAAGAGATCATAGGTAAATATCACAAGGAACATACAAGTCTATATGATGGGATACAAAAATCTTTATCCAAAGGCGAAGAAAGAAGAAGAGGTGTATTATGATCTAATTTAATGGCTATATGTAAAGAGTTCAATATCAACGGTATAAATGAATTGCTTGATGAGTATACTATAGAGCAGATAGGCTGGATGTCTGATATGATTACATTTACATATTACGAACAGACAAAAGAGGGAAGATGGGCAAATAACAAGATGCTCGGTGGCGATAAATTGAGTAAAGATCAGGAAGCGATTATGAAGTTTTATGATAGATTTGATCTATAATGGCAATCCAAACAGAACCAGTAGTCACGCAATTCAAAGCTGAAATAGATCAGTGAAGTTTCAACAAAGCTATACAATCAATTAAAGATATACAGAAACAGGCAAAGATAGACGTAGAGATAGCAGTTGGGAATGTAGACAAACAGATACAGTCGATCACAAAACAGATTAGAGAGGGTGGACAGAAAGGGAAAATAAGTTTCGATTTCGATGAAACGTTACTGAGAGCATCACTAGCAGATGGATTAAAGAATGTTAAAATGTTTGCAAGAGATACCAAAGTTGAGTTGGATAAAAATAAGTTTATAGATTTAAACATAAATATTGCTAAGGCAGAGTCACAACTTGCTACTTTTAGACAAGAATTAAAGACAGCAACAGGACAAAGAAGGGCGGAGCTTATATTGGACACAAAGAACGCACAGAGTTCGCTAACGGAAGCGTCAAGAAGACTACAGAACTTCAAGAATATATGAGATGAGGCAACCAGTAGACTACAAGCAAAATTCAATGCATTATGATCTGGTATAAGATCAAGTATCGGTAATGCGTTAACAAGTATAGGTATTGTTGGAGGTATAGCAGGAATAGTTTGATTATGAAAGGCTGTTTTTGGATTGGTTGCAGACTACCAGAAATATAATGCTGTATTAAAAAATTCTCTTTGATCTCAAGCAGAAGCTACAGCATCACTCAATCTTATTAAAGATGTAGCAAGTAAAACTCCTTTTGAGTTGAACTCTTTGACAGAGTCATATATCAAATTAGTCAACAGAGGTTTCAAACCAACAAGGGAAGAGATTATATCACTTGGTGATCTTGCGTCCTCACAAGGTAAACAATTTGATCAACTTACAGAGGCGTTGCTTGATGCACAAACAGGAGAATTTGAAAGACTAAAAGAGTTTGGAGTAAAAGCTAAAGTTTCAGGCGATCAGGTAGCGTTTACGTTCAAAGGTGTCACTACTACGGTATCAAAAACAGATGATGCTATTAGAGCATATGTTTTATCATTATGAAACTTGCAGGGTATCAGTTGATCTATGGCGGAGCAGTCAAAGACATTGGGTGGTCAATTCTCTAATCTATTAGATAGTCTTACCCAACTAGGTACACAAATAGGTGTAGCGTTATTGCCAGTATTCCAGTGATTAGTATCGTGAATATCAAGTTTGATTAGTTTTCTTAGTAGTATATGAACTCAATTGCCTATAATAACAACTTTATTTGCTTGATTGTGAGCATCTTTACTGATATTGAATTTTTGAGGAATAGTTGCATGAGTGACTGGTTTCTTATGAACATTACCGCTGTTAATATCGGGCATTACCGCTCTTTGATTGTCAGTATGATTAGCGACTGGTGGACTATCACTATTGGTTTGAGGTATAGTAGCATTATGAACAGCGTTTGCTACCAATGCTTTTTGATTACAAGATTTTGTAAATGGTTTATTTGGAATAGAGGCATGAGTGAATGTCACAAGTACTACACTAACTGGATTGAACACAAAACTTGATGAAGTTTCCCAAAAAATGAAAGCTCTACAAGAAGATTTCAAAGCAGGCAAAATATCGTTGGAAGAATATCAAACAGCGTCTGCAGATTTGGAGTCACAGAAAGCAAGTCTCACTGCTGAGATAGATAAAGAAACACAAAAACTTCAAGAAAATCAAGCTGTTCTAGGAAATACTACTGAAAGATTAAAAGAAAACATTGCTGAACTTGAAAGACTTGAAGCACAAAAGAACTTGAATAATCAATTGTATGAAGATGGTATGATTACGGAAGAAGCGGCTATTGCAACAAATGAGTCTCTATCAAAAAAGATTGCAGAACTTACAAAAGAGAATAGAGATTTACAACTATCACAACAAGATGTCCAAGATATAATCAATAGTTTCAGTGCAGCTAGGACAATAGATGAACTTAATAAACAAGTAGCTAAAGCAAAAGATGTAGTAAAGGCAAATATCAATGCAGCAAGATCATTTATAGCATTACAAGAATTGAGAGGTGAGGAAGTGGATACAAAGGCACTACAGAAGTTTCTTGCTACACAACAAGAGATAGCAAAAACAATAGATCAGCAGGCAAAAGTACAAAAAGAGGTTATACAGAGTGGCAAACTACCTTCTATAGATAGCTGAACCGATACACAAAAAAAGAAAACATGATCTGGGAAACAGAAACTATCCGCAGAAGATCAAGCAAAGAAAGACAAAGCAGAGGCAGAGAAAGCAGAAAAGGAAATACTTGACAATAAGATAAAAGCTGTCAATGATGCGGCTGAAGCTGAAATATTAGCCCTTGGTAGAACTGAGAAAGCAAAACAAGAAAACGCAGACAAGATATTACAGATAGACAAAAAAAGAAACGAAGATATAGCAAAACTACAAGGGAAGCAAGATGATCTTATAGTGAAGTCAGCACAAGCTATAAAAGATGCAAACGATAAAGCTCTTAAATCTTTTGGTGATAGTGCGGGAGGAATATTAGATAAGTTTGATACAGCAATAGCCAACACAAAAACCAAACTCCAAGAAATAGACGATAAAATTAAAGATGCAACCACCAGTCTTGGTGATATAGATAAAGAGATAGCGGATAGAGCAGTTGAACTTACCAAGAGCATTGCAGAGACACAGGTATCCATTACCACAGAACAAGACCCACAAAAGCAGTTAGACCTCCAAAAAGAGCTAGCGGCACAACAGGCTGAATTACAGTTAGCACAATCCAAAGTATCGGCTGATCTTATAGCACAGGAACAGAAACAGTCTGAACTATCAGACACAGAGTTATTGCTACAAAAAAAAGATGAACTCAACCAGCAATTGGTAGACTTACAAACACAGAAAGATCAAGAGAATGCTATCTTGAAGACTGCACTAGACCAACAACTTATTGCTGAGCAGGCATTCACGAGTGCATTAGGGCTGGAGATTGGCAGGAGGAACGCCTTTTTGGATGCGTACATAAAGAAGTTGTCGGAGTCATCACTTGCTAGTAGATTGTGAACATTAAGTGAGACACAGACCGCCGCTGGACGTCTGCAGTCTGCGGTGAATAACACAACCATTACCAACAATATATCCGATCCCACCTCTGTTCAGTCTGTTATCAACGCACTTACCCAGCTAATTGTTTAATACATAACACTACGCAAATGCTCTGAAAGAATTACACTTACAGATGATACAGCCTCTCTGATGATATAGGCTGGATCAAAAAAGTAGTGCTCCAGAATATCACTAAAAACAAAGCAATACGTGGGAATACATATGCTTTTGCGAACACACATGGGAGTACTATTTGACCACGTATTGCAGAGTCGAGACTTTTCTCGTTTGAGTGACGTATCCATATTATAGACGACTATATAAAAGAAAAAAGACGATCAGAACTATCGTCCGTATTCCATATAGAAAGTAATCTAAACAATCCACGCTTCTACCCACTCACTCGGGATACCAAATACGGAGAACCAAGAACAGCTGAATGTATGGTATATACTCCGATGCAAGGCACAAACGAACTCTGTAATCCGGTTATTGAGTTCAATTTCGAGTTGGTGTCTGCCGATCCAAGAGTGTATGATCCAACAGTGATAGAGGTCAATGGATGATTGGCACAGATGGGAGCATGACCACTCCGGCATATCCTACCAGACGATCTTGAAGACACAGTCTCAGATGCTTTGGAGTGCTCGCATGACGGTGATTGGGACGCTCCTATGAGTATATCGGTTGTTGGTACAGTAGTGAACCCAAAGATATTCATCATCCAAGACAATGAGATCAAATACTTCATCAAGATAAAGAAAACTTGTACTGATCTTTTCATAACCAACAGAGATACTGTAGCGACAGACGCAAACGATAGGTTTATTGTGAGAGATGCGGGCGTAAATATCAGTTCCTACAGGCAGGAGACACAAGGTGGTTGACCACTCTTCATTGCTGCCTCTTTGGAACAATTTGGGTGAACTAAAGTGTCGTATGTGGCGGTTATTGCGGACAATTATTGGGAAGCGAAGGATACAACGACAGTACAGGTTTTATATCGTCATACATATAGTTACTAATGATACTTTCTGCATATATGTATGATAGTTTTTTTTCAAATGTACCAGTAAATCAATTCTTTCTTGATCTCCAGCAGACAGCGGTGAGTGTCAAATATGAGCTCAAGAATCACCATGTTGCTACATTCTCGTTGGCTTTGGATACAACCATAACGCAAGGTCAGAAAATAAGGATATATGAAGAGCAAGATGAGACTAATTTGATTTTCTCGTGATATGTTTTTTCTATTTCTCCGGTGCTGGATAGAGCAAATTCACTGTTACAAATAATATGCTACTCAGAAAAACATTTTTTGTCGAGGAGGATAGTGCTATGAGACCAGATGTTAACAGGTAACGTATCTGATTTGATAACTAAGTTGATTATGGAGTACAATAGTAACGGGGACAGCTGGGTATCGGATTGTGATGCTATAGTCATGGATATTGAAGCAAAGATAGGTGCTTCATATTATGATCTCATTAACGATGTTTGTGATGGAGCAGGAGCAGATTGGGATGTATTGAATGGGGTGGTTAAGATAAAAACGACAATAGGGATAGATAGGACATATGGTGTTGATTTCCAGGAGATAGTATTTTCGGAGAATGAGTCAAATGTATCAGGCATAGAGGTGATGGTAGAGGCGAATGGTGCGAATGTGGTGGTAGCGAAGAATGCGGATAGCGGATTGACACAGATATTCCCTTCCCCGCTGCCTGTGGTGGTAAAGTCGGTAATTTTCAAGGAGTTCAAGGAGACGGATCTTGCGGTGGCTGCAGAGAAATATCTAGCAACTATCAGTACCACAAACTACAAACTACAGCTCGAACAAGGGGCGGTGAATGCAGCGGTGGGAGATAAGATAAAGTTGAGGGTAGAATGATTTGGGGTATATGATTTTGTAGGTTCTGTGTATGTAACTGGCAAGACTGTAGAGTTTACCAACGGGGTGAAGGTGGAGACTATAGAGGTATCGGAGACAACAGCAGAGATAAGGAACTTTGGATGAGCGATAAGAAAAATACAGGCGGATGTTAAAAGATTACAAGTTTCGTAAAAAAAACTTGCTTTTCTAAAAAAATCAGTATTCTTTCAGGAAGATATTTATTTGTAGTTTAATTATGCCAATAACGTGAGCTTTGGAGACAGTAAAACTCATAAATGCACGTCCTAATGGGGTAAGGACAACAGACCAGGATCATACTGATAACTGGGTATATTTCACCGAAGGCAGAGTAAAATTCTTCGATGGTGATCTCAAAAAGGAGTTTACGCTTACGTATGTTCTGGAGGTTTCCACTACGGTGAATGCTGTGATTGGGCAGACTATCACAGGCGGTACATCTACCCAAACAGCGGTTGTTGTAGGGATTTCGAACAATTATCTGTATGTGAATACGGTATCTGGGATATTCACGAATGGGGAGACTATCACACATACAGGATATAGTGCAACTTTGACAACACAGCTTGGGGTTGGTATATCTGGTGGGAAGGCGGCAATAAAGTGTACTAGAGCAACGACAAGCCAGTTCTCTGCGATCCCGAACAAGCCGTTACATGCTATGTTTGAGGCGTATATCTCTACAGACCCTACTTATCAGCTACAGCATGCAGTCAAGATTTTGGATATATCTGGTAACAAAAAAATATACATAGAGATACCGGAGAATAATGTTGAGGACATGAGCTTGAACAGCGATACCAGCGGATTGAGTATTGGAGAGCTCAAAAGCACAACCTCATATCCTACACACACAAACTATGTGCCTTTGTGGACTGTAACGAGTGGAGCATGGGAGACAGCTACAGATGATAGAGAGCATTATCTGATAGACGGGGAGTATGTTGATACATCTGTATTGGAGGCGGAGATCACGCAGCAGATACAGAACGGGGTGAATAATTATGTGGTATCAACAGGAGCGATAAATTACTATGAGGCTACCTACACACCACTCCCTGCTGCTGTGACACAATCAGCAGTATACTATTTTAAGTCTCATCAGACTAACACGGGCACTTCTTTTTTTACGTTAAATACAGTAGGTTGACCGGTAACTGCAGAGGTCAAGAAATACCACGATCAGGGACTCCAAGCAGACGACATAGAGATAGATCAACAGATGGCAGTCAAATATGATGGCACATATTTCCAGCTAATCACTCCTACTGCGAGTGCTAATTTGGCACAAACAGAGCAATCACTTATCACAGGTACAGTAGGCGAGGATGTGGAGACTGGCAAGATAGGTTTTGTATGATGAGGGGTGGTTGAGAAATCAAAACTACAGCAGACCACTGGTTGATATAACCTGATAGTGGGAGATGGTATAAATATAAGGATACAGCAGTGATTTATTGCACAATCTGATAATATACTCAGGGCGGTAACTGTTCATGTGAAAACAAACGGAACCCCAGTAGATACACTACAAGCGAGGATATATGAGGCAGATCAGACAACACTTGTTGCTACGAGTGAGCAGAATATCCTTACTATCAGCGGCACTTACGTGGACTATGATTTCACGTTTGCTGATGTGGTGCTTACGGAGGGGACAAGATATAATATTGAGATTAGGAGAACAGGCTCCCAGAGTGGGACAAACTATTATATAGTGGAGAACTATATTGGGGAAGAGTTATGGGAGTTTTGAGATACTACTATTTTTGATGGTTCGGTATATAATTATACAGCTGGCTCTCTCTACTTTGTAATGCAGATGGCTAAAGACTATACTGTAGGTGAATGGTATCTTTCAGATAGCTATTTTTCGGCTACTGGATTATGTGATGGGATATTCACAGAAACTAAAAATACAGGTGAAGATTGTCTGATTACGGTAGCAGGTGCGAACGGTAACCAGTTGGCGTTAACGCCATGATTAGAACTTTTTTTGAATACCGATATTGTGGGAGATAAGCAACTGGTGTATGATACAACAACATATTTCGGGTATGATGCTACAGACCACGAAAAGATCGCACAAAAGTTTAAGATAAATAGATCAGTCCAGATGAGTAATATTCTGCTTAGGGTGCAGAGGAATGGATCACCATCAGATAATATGCTTGTAAGGATAGAGACGGATAATAATGACGAGCCATCAGGGATATTGGTTGATCCAAACGCAGAGGCTACTGTTGTATGATCTAGTTTATCGAACAGCTTTATTCGTCCACTTTCATTCCCTTTTGCTGGTTTTTTCTCGCTCTCACAAGAAACAGACTATTGGATAGTACTTACAAGAGATGGGGCGGTGAGTACCACTAATTACTATTCACTATCAATAAGAGATTGAGCAGACGATTATCCATATGGTCGTCTCGTGAAACTCAATAGTTGATCCCGGTCTAATCTCAGTAAAGACATATTCTTTGATCTTCTTTTGCAGTATGACGGGAAAGAGGAGCTTGATCCAAGGAACCAGGAAACCCCTTTCGGGGGAACCACAGCACAGGAGAAACAATCTCAGTCGTTCATCATAGATCAAGACCAAGATATAGCACATATCATGCTATATCTTAAAAAGGAAGGGACACCGGTAGATAATGTGAATGTGAGGATAGAGACGGATGCGAGCGGGTTACCTTCAGGGACGTTGGTTGATCCAAATGCTATTGCTACATTTGTTGGTAGCGATCTAACAACGACCGAGAGGAGGACGTATATGGATTTTATTGGTTCATTTTCTCTCACTAGGAATACTCGTTATTGGATAGTGGTAGAGAGAGATGGAGCTATCGATCTATCCAACTTCTATAGGGTGGGAGAAACGGATGCAGAGTTTTTTTATGGGAACAGAGCGAACTACAACACAAGCTGGAGTTTGTTGACTACGGGTCGTGCTTTTGTGTACCATTTCTATGATATATACCATCCGGAGAGAGGGAATATCACCCAGTTCCCAGACACCTACACAGATATATTGACCACACAAACTCATTATGCGAAAGTAGGGACATCTATATCAGATACTCAGATAGTTATTGATAAAGTAGTGAGATTAAGGAACAGAGGACAAACTATCCAGACTGATGGTACGCAGTATTATTGTCCGAATGGTGGGTATGTGTATTGATATGTAACAGCTTCAGGTGCAAGTGCGATGTTGATGAAACTATATCTTGGTGATACGCCAAGCACAAGTATTGTGTATGCGAATACGAACGATGCTAGTTGAGATTTGGGTATTTCATCCTATATCCCCAAATGAAAATACTTCAGCATCTCCATAACACACAACGGTTCGACGACTGCATCATACGCCACATTTTATATGTTGTAATATAGGAAGATGATAACAAGCCAGAGCATAACCACCCCACAAGGCACACAAAAGAATTATTTTATTACTCGTGAGGATTATTGGAGGATTGATCTCAATATGTGAGTTGATCTTACGGACAAGCAGATTGATATGACAATCCGTGTAAATTATGATACTACTCCGAAACTAGAGAAGACAGCAATCATCACAGACATCCCACTAGGGCTTGCGAATATAGTGATAACGAAAGACGATACTCCTACTAATGATTATGTAGACCTTGCTCCTGGGAAATACATATATGACATCCAGATGAAGACTGTATCAACAGACGGAGATAGGGATACATTCCAGTTCGGAACAGTTATTATTTTAGATCATGTAACAACAGCATAATGTATATTACCATAGACACCACCGCGAAGACCTTGGAAGAGCTTATCAACGAGTATGATGTTGCAGAGAGTAATCCTTCTGGGCAGACCCTCTCTCTCATCACAGAGAGAACAAACAGACAGCTATCTAATCCAGCTGTGGGGTTTGATCTCACGGGGGTAACGGATGACATCAGGATAGATGGTCTCTACCCTGCAGACATGACGAACTCTCCAAGATTGTCTGCGTTTTGACCGGTGGAAGCAGAGAAGATACAGTACATATCTCTTATAGCTAGTGCTTCTGTGGTTGTGCCACTCCTTATTATATAATAATACAAAAATGAGCTTGAGTACAAAAAAGATCTCCCCCAAACAAGGGAACGATAGCCTGCTCGTAGAGAGTGGGCAACCAAAAAAAATATCTGCTCTCACCGCCTGAGCACCTGCTATTGGTACAGACCTTGTGCCTATCGCAAGAGCTGGTGCGAACTTTTCGTTATCACTTATAGATATAGCCACCTTCATCAACGCAAACGGCTGGGAGCGGAAAGGGGTGGCAAACAGTGGGGCTTCTTTGCCTACATGACCATATCTCGATGGATGGGCGTATTTTGTATCTGCCAATGGCGGGACAAATGACTTTTTGGGTACTTGGAATGCTAATTGCCAACCAGAGTTTACTAATAGGAAGCTATATGAGTGAGATATTATCGTGTATTTTACAGGCGGGTTTGTAATTTTGGATAACAGAAGCAAATACTCGGAGACGTTTACCGCACAGACAACAGTAGCGATTGCAACGACTACTCATTGAATAAGATATCCGTTCGATGTGGTAGTATATGAGACAGTAGGCACGACAGATTCGCAGATAGGATGTGATGTGGATATTGATAACACGAACGGTGATGTGTTAATAACATTCGGGGTTCCTACTACTGGGAGGGTCGTTATTCTTGGATAAGATTTATATAGAAACATAGAAAACCATGTCAAATAGTAAGATCAGACAACATCTCGGACTCGTAGGCGGTATCAATCCTGGCACAACAACAGGAAGCTGATCTGCGTATGTGCTTCCGCTCCCATACGCCAATCGGGTATTACAGGAGTGGACGCCTATCACTGTTACTATCCACACCACGAACAACGTTAACGCAACGTTTGATGTAGAATGATCAGGTGCGATCCCGTTGTATGATGCTTCGGCTAGTCCGTTGTCACCACTAACACTCACAACATGAGGCACATATATTTTCGTGTACACCACCCAGTTGCCTGGTGTGTTACAAGCACGACAACTGATCTCTGCGACCGATAAAGGGACATATTACAGTGCTACGGTGATGACTGCTGCGAGTGTAGATATGGGTGCAGATATAGGAGCGTTTGTGCCTGCAGGCGAGAGAGGCAAGAAAGATATACGGATCGATGTTGATCTCACAGCGAACGATGTACTACTCACCAATATCATAAACAAAGAGGCACGGGTGTATGATGGTATGAGGATACATTTCGTTGTAGCTGTAGGAAGCACGACATTCAAACTTATCGTTTCGCAATATCCATGAAATGTGGAGTATCTTAGTCAGTGAGATGTAGCGTGTCTGGTATGGAGTACGAGTGGTAACAGATGGGCGTTGCATTCAGTGTTGCAGACAACGAGTGTTAACCAATGAGTGGAAGCGGTGTGATCGCAAGTGATTGCTGATATTGATCTCTCGGGATTGACTGGTGCGACACTGTACAACAAAGCAAAGTATCTGTTTTTTGTGGATACGAGTATAAACAACCAGAACATCACACTGGATATAACGGCAGGTACATTGCCTGCGATATTTGAGGAGGGGATGGAGATCGAGATAATGATGGTGAACGCCACAGGGGTGTACAACTTCTATGTAACGACACCGTATGGCACGCTCTCGTTCATCAACAACCAGGATGTATTCAAGATGACGGTTGTCAATAGTACAATGGTAAGACAATGATAAGTTTTAGAAAATAATGTAATAATAGGATGACACAGCAATGATATATCTTGTGAGCGGGTACGACCACAGGCACGAGTACGGCGTATGTTCTGGACGCAAATTCATGGCAATTAAAAGACAAGCGTGCGGTGTTAGTGGAGGTAAACGTAGCGAGTGGTAGTTCACCAACAATAGATATTGAGTGAACAGGAGCGTTTCCTCTGTACAAGCCAGATGGGACGGCTATTGCAACAAACGAGCTGTTACCAAGTGGGCAATATATCATCCTCTATGATGCAGATAATAGTAGGTATGTTGTTATCAATCCACAGGGCGTGCCGAGTGGCATAATACCGCTCACAAGAGCGGGTGCGTTGGCGTTGATAGCAGGTAGCACGGTCGTAGCTGGTCAGATATATCAGATAACTGATAGGAGGAACTGCGTACTCACTGGATCATCTACCAAGAGTTTTGGCATGGAATGATTTATGACAATCAATGCTTCAGAGTTCAGTAATGTAGCAGAGGAGACGCTTGATCTAAAATACGATATTGTCGGTGATGAGGTACAATCATACAAAGATATACTTGGGAACAGACTTAACCATACACTAGCGTATTGATCGCTTACTGCGTTTTTGACGAGCGTAAAATATGGGTTGTCTACGGTCACGGATAACACATACGAGTATGGCACGTTTTCTATCACGACAAGCGGTGTAGTGAGTAGGAACACGTTCAGATCGGAGATGGTGCTTGCGAATACCGTATCACTGACAGATTGTTTTTGGGATTGTACAATAACGCAAACGAATATAACCGGTACGAGTTTGCTACAGAATTGTACGGTCGATAAACCTGATCTATCGGTGGGAGCGATAACACTAGCGAGCGAGAGCCACAATGACAAGAGATGTAATCAAGGGTTCTCTAATTTTGAAAAAACATTTTCGGTCACATGAAGCACAGGCATAAATATGTCGGGCTATGAGTTGTACGGTGTAATGATTTTGACAACGAGTAACACGATTGAGACTATCACGAGTATATCCAATCTCCAGACTAACCATCCAGTGAATTTTGTGTGCAGGACGAACGGAAAAGATATAAGGTTTGATTGTGCGGATCAAGAGGACTATGCTACGACCAACGATATAGTATCCAAGAGTTTGGTTGAATATATCAAATGAAGCATTGTATGTGAAGATATTATCACCATAAAAAGAGACACAACAGAGGACAAGAACTATGTATTGAAGATAGTGAATAATGATTACGACCGGATAACTCAAAGAAAGATAGAGCGGTATGATGATTTTGAGAATGTACAATTCTTTACTCCGCCTGCCGCATGGACAGTATCGAGTTCATGAGGTGGGGGAACGGAAGCAACTCTTGTCCCAGCAGATTATGGGATGATAAATCAAAGAACAGGTAATAGCATCAATTCATATACTGTAATGGCTAAAGGTTGATTTTGAATAGTATCAGGAAGTAAAGGAAAAATGTGATTTAATTTTAGATTTAGACCAGCATTTTCTCTTTCAACTGCAACAGATGCACGAGATCGCTTTTTTGGTATTGCCACAGAGAATACAGGGGTAGAACCAAGTTCTTGACTGTATTTCAGATACGTTTTCAGTCTTAATGGGAATTTCTGGGTCGCAGTATCCGCAAATATTACAAGAACAGCCACCGTTACGGCAGTAGCGGTAGTTATTAACCAATTCTACAAATTCAGGATCGTAGTAAATAGATCATGGACTGTTGTTAGATATTATATTGATGGTGTTTTGGTTGCGACACATACAACGAATATACCATCTGCTGCGATCAATTTGGGACCTCTTTCTTCCATTAGGAAGACGGTATCTACAGTGCCATGAGCTTGAATGACACAAATTGACTGAATAGGATTACAATTCTATAATAACGCAGGCAGATAATTTTACACTATAAGTACAATCATAATGACAGTATCATCTTTCGAGATAGTAGCACGAGACAAAATATGGACTATAGATCACGAAGTCCCGTTCGAGGATTATGATGGACTTTCTGAATCGGAACTGGTAGAGTTCGGGTTTACCGAAGTTTGACCGTATGTTGTCACGCAGTTCGCAGACGACACCACCGCAGGTACAGCTACTGCGTACACACTAGCCATCACCGATCCAGCGTTCACAGAGCTTGTGGATGGGATGACGTTTACGGAGACAATCCATTTTACATGTGGTGAGACACCAACGCTCGATATAGAAAGCACAGGCGTGAAAAATCTTGTGAAGCAAACTGGTGAAACTCTTATTTCTGGTGAGTTGGTAGCGGATAGGGTGTATCAATGGAGTTACAACGAGACGGATGATGTGTTTGTGGTGCAGAATGTGAGTGAGATACCGTTCAACGATCTGTTGGATAGGATTACTGCGGAGACCGAGATGGCTGTTGCTGGGATCACGTTGAGTTCGCAGTATGCTGATGTTGGGAACATAGGGAACGGTGAGGATGATCTGATGACGTATAGTCTACCAGCTGGCAAGCTTGCTACTGATGGTAGCTATCTTGAGATGACGGGGTTTGGTACGTTTGCGAGTAACGGAGAGACGAAGAGACTACAGGTATATTTTGGTGCGATGGTGTTGTATGATAGCGATATACAGGCACAGGTTGGCGGTAATCGGGAGTTCAAGGCTACCATCATAAGGACAGGTGCTACCACCCAGCGTGCTATCTGTACGTTCAACACAGACGCAAACCTGTTCACTTCAGGCGACACAAAATACACTACTCCAGCGGAGACGTTGAGTGGAGCGGTAACGATCAAAGCTACTGCTGCGTGTGTTGGGGCAGGTACTGCTACCAATAACGATATAGTACAGAAAGGTTTAACCATTAAATACTACGCATAACATGACAACTAACAGAAATTTAACAGAATTGGCGAACAGTCTAGCGAGCCTACCCGCAGATGGTAGACCAGTAAAAAAGACTAGTGCTACAAAAGTTGCGAAGATAGAGATCGATTACGGGACGATCACTTTTAACAATTCCAAGAACTATAACGTCAATTTCTCGTTCCAGTTTACGAGAGTACCGTTGATTACGCTTACATTCAACGACTCGGGAGGAGTACCAGCGTACAAGGCGTTACCTACAACCAACGGGGTGCAAGTGAAGATGCAGAGTAACTGGACGGGTGCTATCGATTGGGTAGCGGCAGAGAGACCATAGTTTTAGAGCGTAATAATTAACCAACATGAGCGAACTATCATTCACTATCGAGAGTATTGAAGAGCAGGACTATAATGGGGACACTATCACCAACAAGATGGTACGTCCATCTTTCGATAGTGTGGAATATACCGCTTTCGGGTCATCGTTCCCGACATCCACAAGCGATGCGGACTGTAAGACATCGGTCAAGACAGCGATGACATCGAAAGGGATCACTTGGGACACAGAGATTTAGTATGTACGAAATAACAGATGGATCAGTTGCTGGCACTAGCTAAGACACTGCACTATCAGGTGTTTATGGTGTTTGGGATACTGGGGTTCGAGTTCTTGGGTGAGACGTTACCACTCACTATTTTTGGGTTTTGGGTACTATTTTGTGTGATGGATATATGTCTCGGTTGGAGTGTTGCCATCAAAGCGAACAAAAACACCAGTCGTGATCTCAAAGCATGATTGGTGAAGAAATGTTTAGAGCTGTTACGGGTGGGGTTATTGACGTGTTTATTGGCGCACGTCAATTATATGGTACAGAACGAATATGTTTCTTTGTTGATTGGTATCTGTACTCTCGGATTACCTGTACTTTTTTTGTTATCTGAACTACAGAGCAACGTAGAGAATTTACTGATCTTGACTGGTTATAGGAATGGTGCGTTGGTTAAAGTCTCAAAGATTATAGGGTTGGCGAATAAGTTTATCGAGCAGAAGATTAAAGAGAAATCTGATAGGGTGACGAAGACAGAGAAGTAGTTTTACTGCATGACCTGTATGGTATGAGTAAGAAGGGGATGAGGTTTTATGACAACCATCATTGCGTGCCAAGTTCAAAATGAGGTACTAACAATCCCGACAACCTCTTATCTATGAATAGGAGCATCCATGAAGCACTCCATAAATTATTCAGCAACGATCTACCACATGAGCAACTACTGCGTATGATCGAACTCAACATCTCGGTATTCAAGAACCCGTTTATCCACGAATTGTTGAAGGTATTGAATTGGGAGGAGGAAGATATATATCTCCCGCATGTGAGAGACGATAGGGGGAGACTGGAGACTACGTATGAATACAGCAAGAAGAGATATAGACACCACAAACACAAGAAGAGACACAGAGACGAGCTTTTAGATGATAATCTATAACGATGACAGAGCCAAAAAGACAAAACGAGCTATCGCTCCTCAACCCATCTACAGAGATAAAGATGAAAGCTTTCAAGCGGTTTTGTCGTGAGCAAGGGATGATGATCCAGGAGTTTGAGACGATGCGTACGTTAGAGAGACAGAAATACCTGTATTCTGTTGGTCGTACGATACGCACAGACGAGCGTCCAATAACTTGGACGATGCAAAGCAAGCATCTTGATGGTAAAGCTACAGATCGGGTTTTTCTTGTCGATGGAGACCCGAAAAAACCATCATGGCAGTGAGATTGGTGAAAGTTTGTGAGGTTCTCTAAGTATTTTGGGTTGGATAGTCTCGCACCTACGGAGCAGTGCCATCTTCAAGATAACGGGAAGACGTTGAGGGAGACGATGGAAGCGAACGGTAGTTTTTGGAACATCACGAAATCAGCGGACGAGAGGAGGTTTTTGAGGAGGGCGAACGATATAATCCGTTGATTAATAAAGTAGATTACTTATTATTGCATTGGTAGCTTAGCGGCGTAATTGAGGCAGAATGTAAAGGATTTTGCCTCTTTTAGGGATTTATTGGATTAGGATGGTACTCAACTGGTATGGTCGAATATGGATAGCTCTGTTGATATGTATCTTTTTTGTATGGAGTAGACAGTAATTTTTCTCATGTTATCAAAAGAGACAATCGATAACATGTTCATGTTAATTGTCATAGTGTTTGTATGAGTAAAAACACAAAGTTAGAGATTATGATAGCCCCTATATATGAGCCTCCTAATTGTGTATAGCAATCACACTATACCAAAAAAAACAAAAATGCAACCAAAAAAAAAGCGGTAGAGGGGTTACCTCACCGCAGTTTACCATATTAAACAATCTAACTTGGTGTGATCATGCAGTGTAACTGCACCGCAGTTTACCATATTAAACAATCTAACTTGGTGTGATCATGCAGTGTAACTGCACCGCAGTTTACCA